GTTGCTCTAATTTATCTTCTCCTGCCCAAAAACCAGGATATTTATATGAAGATTGTTCCTGACCAGGAATTTTTCCTTTAAGAATCTCTGTATCACTAAATCTCGATGGATCTCTTCTTGGTTTTGTAAGATCTGCCGCTCCAGGTGCTTTTGATAAATCTGGATATAACACTTCTCCAGGACTAAGCATTCCTTGTTTCTCTGTTCTTCTCTGCAATTCATCCCACCCATAAACATCAGCGCTATGCATACCATGTATATCTGTAATCTCCTTAGATTGTACTGCTCTATCTGTTATTCTTAATTTAGGAGGATGTCTTACCGTAGCTCTTGTAGGTATCCAATCTTTTCCTTCTGGATGTTTTTCAGTATATTCTGTCCAAATTCTGTCCCACTCTTCTTTTGGTGCAGGATTTAGTCCTTGTTCTTTAAGGCTTGAATATAAAGCAAACCAAGGTTTTTCTGAATCTTCTTCAGAAAATAATAAAGTATCAACTATTTCAGGACCAAAACCTAATGCAGTTAATGAAGCATATGCTACTCTTCTATTTATTTTATTTGCCATAACTTGTCTTAAAATAGAAGCTACTTCAGGATTTCCTAAAGTTTTTTGAAATTGTCTATTCCAACCAGGGGCACCTACAGTCTCAACTTCTTTTCTAAGTCTTGATTTATCTTTAACAAAAAAATCTTGAAGTACTGGTTTAACTTTACGTGTTAATTTTCCTATAAGAGTTCCACCATAACTATTAATTTTCCACATTGGAACAATCATATATTTAGGTGTTTTAATACCTACTCTGGCTGCTAACATTAATAGTCCATAAACTAGTGGTGCTGCCATTTATACTCTCCTAATATCCAAAGACTGCATCTTCCATTACAGGTTCAGAATCTGTATAAGATTTGAAATTGTATAAGGAAGAAGCCGTTTGTCTGTTCATTATCATATACCTTAAAGCATCATATGCATGGTCTTCTGTTCTTGTATCAATATCTTCACTATTCGTTTTAGATATTGGGAGAGTGGGAAGTGTTCTTACAAGATTTGTGCATGTATTAAAAATTCTTATTCTAGGATTTCCATAATCATCTATTTGTAATCTTCTATGAACTTCTATCTTTCCGTTTACTCTATCGGAGTTTGATGGAACCCATCGTACTCCTTTTCGTATCATACTTTCTGCTACACTCAGTCCATGTCCTGTCTTGTTCCAACATGATCTATCTAAAATTCCTATATACATCTTAGGATCATTGGCTTCCATTTGTAAAACTAGATCTGCAAGCTGTTCTCCTGTATGCCGTTTTATGTAAAGCTCTCTGTAAATCCAGATATTATTATCCCAGTCTATTGCTCCCCAAAGAACACAGGAAGGAGCAGAATATCCGTAATCACAGGCTCGTACTCGTACCCAATTATAAGGAATCTCTACAGGATCAGTGACATGAATCTCTCTACTAAATTCTTTGAATGCTGCTCCTTCTGCAACATCCCAATCTCCTGAAAGTAATCGTTTCCTTTCTACTTCTGGAAGAGAGAGAAGCATCATCTCATACTCTCCATCTTCAGCCAGATATGGATTGTCTGTCAATCTGGCAGGAAGAAACTTTCTTTGAAATAATGGTCTACCAGAATTTGTATGTCCTGGTCCGTATGAAAGTGTTCTTCCCGTTTCGATGTCTGTTGCCCAGAAAGGTTGATCTGGTGGTGCAGGATCAATAAACATTCTTTTGACCCACCATCCTCCTGATCCTCCAGGATTAGAAGAAGCCCTCATATATGTCTCTATCTTAGGATCAGTAGTTCTTAGTCGTGACCTTAGATAATTCCATACATAAGGTGTTGGATAATGACCAAGCTCATCAATTCCAATCCATGTAAAGGACTGACCTTGGTAGCGATAAACATCATCATCTTTATCTACATAACTAAAGAGAGCTTTAGCACCACTTGGAAATTCCCATGTCTTTGTTGACTCCTTAAATCTAGCTTTCGGAAAAGCTTTTGTATAAATCTGTTTACTTTTATCTATGAGTTCTGTTAGTTCTGGTAATGTCCTTCTAAGCAATAATGCACGATGATTCTGGTTGTCGGCATATCTTAGCAAGTCCATTAACATTGCATAAGATTTACCACCTCCTGCCGCTCCTCCATAGAGAACTTCTTTCTCTGGAGCAGCCAAGAACTCTGTTTGTGGACCCTCATTGGGTTTGAAGGCGAGTTCCGTACCTTCCTTCATTGCTTCTTGAACAGAGGGTGGTAGTCCTTTTAGAAAATCTTCCTTGACAAGTCCACCATTTTCAAGAATCTTTAATGCTTTCTCTGCATTTCTTTTTTGTTCTGTCTTTTTCTTTGCTCTAACTTTAAGTCTTTCTCTGTCTTTTGTTTGAGTACTAATTTTCTTCTTTAGAGTTCGTTTAGCCTTTTCCTTACGAGAAACATTATAACTTCCCTTATCACCTTCTTCTAACTTTGGTCGGACCATATTTCTTGTTGTGCTTTCTTGGCTGGTAGAAGAACAATGCCATGTAATACTCTAGACTCGGTAGAAATTTCCTGTCTCTTACTAACACCAGTACGATCTAAGATATCATTGGCTGCTCTAAGTCTAACTTCCATTTGAGAACTAGGTATAGTTCCATCAGCATCAAGTCCTTCAATTAATCTACTTGCTGCTTGCACAGACGAGGAAGCTAGATGCTGACGAGTTCTTTCTACAATTTCATGTTTGACAGAATTAATAAGATTAGAACGTGAATCTTTGTGATAGCCAGCTATCTCCATAGCTTTTGTGACATTCCCACCATTATCAATAAGATTATCTAGAAAGACAATTTGTTTTTCTGTAAATTCTCTTTTTTGAAGATTATTCATTTTTAGATGTGCCTTTTCATCTATTTTTGTATACCACAGAGTCCATAAAATTTTATCTTTATATTTAAATTTACAACTATGGACGTTAAATATTCCTTCTGGCTGATACTTATAAACTCTAGTAATGGTTGTAAAAAATTCTACTTCTATAAGTTTTACAATAATGGTGGGTTTAAATTGTATACATCTACCGGCTTTTCTTTCTTGTATTAAAATCTTAAAAACTTCCGAAGAAATTTTTGAATTTTTTACTATACTCATCATATTCTGATGGCCTTCAAAAGAACAAGCATTAGATACTGGTATAACTTTCTTTAGAAAAAGGCTCTCAGCAGTAACAGTAGCACTATATGCAGTTAGGAGTACTCCTATAAGTATTAGAAATAAATATTTATTAAACATCTGCCAGGAAGGATTAAGTTAAAATTTCAGTCTCTTGATTAGGTAGTCCTTCTCTGAGGTATTTACAAGAACCACAACATCTACCACAGTATGTACATTCACCTTCATATTTATTAAGTTCTGTATTCCATATGAACGTACATTCTTCAAATCCTAATGGTCTTAATGTACCATCTTTACATTTACTAGGTTTCCAAAATAAAACTTCAAGAGAATCTTTGGTGTAGACAATAAATCTAGGATCACCTGGAAAATAATCTTTATCTAATCCTAGTCTGGAAGATTCCTTACATCCATCCTTAAATCTTTTTTCTGGTTGATTGTAAACTGAACAATGAAACTTTATTTTCTTTTCCTTGATTTTGATAAAGCTATGGCTATTGCTTGTTTTCTACTTATAACTCTCCTACCAGAACTAGATTTAAGTTTACGATTCTTAAATTCTCTCATAACTTTTGCAATTTTAGATTTATTTCTCTTTATTCCCCCACCCTTTTTATAGAATAACATACTTTAGTTCCTAATTAATGATAATTTAAGCCTTGCCACGTTATATAATGAAGACGTATGCTTTTATTATCATCTTAATAAGTATTATAAGGCTTTTTACAAATTTGTCAAGTAAAATATAACAATATAAGAATCTATCCCTATAGTATACTATAGTATACTAAAGTATATACTAATAATAATAACTATTAAGTTGTATATAGTATATCCTTAGTATACTATAGGAGTACTTTTGTATTAGACAAGATTCTAAAAGGTTCAAAATTACAAAAATTTGCTTATGTGGTCAATTGGCTATGCCCCCCACCCCCCTGGCCCATGCCCATCCCCATCAATTACATATATCTACCTGCATATCCGCCGGGGAACCGTGGGACAAATCCCATGGGGTAACACATGGTGCAAGTATTCATATAGAATATCGGAATAGTTGTTAGATTGTGACTTGTTGAGAGGCCTTGGAGGGTACTTTGTGGGGTAGGTGCTGGGAAAATAATCCCCATGGTCCTTATTGAATTCCCCAAGTATTTCAATACCTTTGTTGGTTATCGAATTGGATACACTGTATCCAATTGGCAAGCATACCTCACCCCTTGACAGGCAAGGCTTGAAACGAATAAAATGGTCACAGTCTGGTAGGTACCTAGAACCGACATGCTCTCTTTGAGTGAGGTACTAGGTCGGGGAAATCCCCACGGTAAAGCCTGGGTTCCAGCTACGGCCAATCTTCAAAAGGGGCCGGGAGGTTTCAAAGACCTCATTCATCAATCAACTGGAGCTATTATTATGTCTTCAACTAAAAAAGCGTTCGTGTTCAACAAAGGTCAAGAACAGGCCTTTGGAGTACTGGCAACATCACTTGTCAATTTGAACACTGCATCTTTTAACTTATCCCGTATCGAAGACCAGGTTCTGGCCTTGTTGATCTTGTTCGTGTCGAAGTTCGACACGGTCAAGTCGAAGTCGAGGGAAGCACGGGAGTTGAATAGGCGTATAAAGGCATTGGTTGGGCAAGAGTGTCCAAACGTTGCCCCAGGTACTTTAAAATTGTATATGAGGATTGCCTTTAACCCTACGACCGCTCATAAGCTTGGCGTCAAGCCAGGCACAAAGTCTCCCAAGACCGTCCTTAAAGCATTTGCAGGCTTGAAGGACAACAAGGGTGACGAGAATGGTCGGAAGCTCACAATGGCCGGATATTTCCGGAAAGAATTACCTACGTCCAAGGGAAAGAAAAGCAAGCCGACCGTGGTTTCAACGGAAATCATACATATTTCTCCGGCAGCGAAAGATGCCACAAGTCATGGCATAGACACAATCTTGGACGTTCTGAGTAAGAACGGATGCAAGCTTGACGTTGAGCAAGTGTCAAAGCTCACTTCGCTCATAGAGCAACATGTTGAGAAACATGTAAAGGAATTAGCGGCCTAGCACTTCAAGGGTCGGCCCTTTGGGGTCGGCCCTTTTTTTTGTCTAAAATTTGGATACAATGTATCTAAATAAGTAAGTCAGCAAGTCTAGTGAATAAGTAAGTCAGCAAGTCTAGTAGTGGCTATTGACATACACTACTACATATGGTAGTATTATAGTGCTGACAAAGGTAGTCAGTAATTAAGGTAATTGGATACAGTGTATCCATAAGGAGTAAAGAAACATGAAACGACATGCTTCTTTTCATAAGAAGAGACGAAAGCTTCTAAGAAAGAAAGCTCTTAGAAGTAAGACAGAAGACGCTATTGGAGAAGGGCCACAGGATACCCGTTCTCCAATAGTGAATGGTCAATTTGCAAAGCTGATCTACGAAACAAAGCCTAGTAGACCAGCAAAGAAATGGGGTGAACGTAGTGCTTCAAGCTACGGGAAGCCCTCTGTCTTGATTTTCGTAGGGCCGAACGGTCCTATTGAGATCAATGGTAAGCCTGCCATGATGGAAGTACCTTACTATCGTGGTAGTGGTATTGGTAAGAAGAATGGATACAATGTATCCAAATGAAAGACCAGAAAGGACAAGGTATGTCTTTTAATATTAAAAATATAGAAGACGAGTACATAGTTGTTACTCGTCATAAGGGTTTAATTGATTTTCTCAAACAGAAGAAAATAATAAATGAAGACACTCCAGTATATGAACACGTCCAAATTGAGGACGTTAAAGGTAAGCACGTGCTAGGTGTTTTGCCTTATTGGTTAGCTGTCCATGCTTTGACTGTGACGGAAATCAGCATGGACCTTCCGTTATCGTTAAGAGGAAAGGAGCTTTCTGCTGAAGAAGTAGAACAGTTCATAAAAGAACCTGTCACAGTCCAGGTGAGAACCTTGGAACAGGTTCATAAAAAATCAATATTATTGTCGGATTATGTCGCTGGAAACAGCGATTATTTCACTTCAATGGAAGTATATAATATAGCTTCCAAGGGTTAAGGAAGATGAAAAAAGAAGAAACAATTAAAGACGGTCCTTGTGTCGAGTTCCATGACAACGGACAGTTATTCCTGCAAGGAACATACAAGGACGGTACGAGAGACGGTCCTTGGGTCTGGTACTACTACAACGGACAGTTAGCATATAAAGGAACCTTCAAGGATGGGGAGAAAGACGGTCCTTGGGTTCAGTATTACGACAACGGACAGTTATGGTGGAAGGGTGAGTACAAGGACGGAAAGTCAGACGGTCCTCTAGAGGAATCTTTCCACCATTACAAGGACGAATGAGATGCACCTTGATATATATGAAGTTCAAAAAAAGGTTGTTGAGGTTGGTCCAATCGACGACCTTGTTTCACTAGACATGTGGGTGCTTTTTGACATGATGTCAGAGCCACCTACCGAAGTAGCCTCATTCTTTTCACAAGAAAAAGCGGATGAAGCTGCTAAGAAAGCAAACAACGGACAGTTATGGTACAAAGGAACCTACCTTTAAAGGAAGGAGAGTGGATTAATGTATCTAAAGGAAGGAGAAATGAAATGACCACAGTCAAGACCATAAGTGAAGACAAACAGGAAATGACGTTAGTTCATTATGAACACAATTTTCGCTGTACTAGTACTGATTTTCAAGGTGGAGGATACTCATTTCCATGCTCGCCTGATGGTGTTTTGGATGAAGACAGACACAATGAAAACCTGTCCTTAGTCAAGGCAGACCCTTCCTATGTAGATGAGGGAATTTGTTTTTGGACTGAGCGTGTGTGGTTGTGCTCGTGTGGCTCTGGGGAAATTCCACAAATAGAATGTGACGCTCGTGGTATTTACTTGGGCAAAATGTGTTACAAGTGCCGTGATGAACGTCTAAGTATTTATAGACCAGATGTTCTTACGGACACAAATTACTGGCATGATGAACCCATAGAGGAAGAAGAATAAAAATGATTAAATCACTCTTAGGAATGAGGTTGAGGCTGGAAATAGATAGAAGAAAGAAGAAAACTATGCAGACAGTTATGTATGTTGGTGATTTGCATGGTGATTTAGATGCCATAAAAAATGTAGAGATATGGGCAGACGAAATAAATGCAGAAGCTATAGTTCAAGTCGGGGACTTTGGCTGTCTATGGTTTAATGATGTAGATGAGTACTTCAATACTCGTCTATCTAAAAGGCCATGGTATACTTGTGGTGGAAACCATGACAACTATGACAACTGGAGAGTATCTTCTCCACTATATCTGAATAGATTTAACTCTCTAGAACTTTTGCCCAATGTGTACTGGATAAAACGAGGTCACTGTCAGGAAATAGGAAACAGAAAACATCTGTTTCTAGGTGGAGCCACAAGCCCTGACAAACTACAGAGAATTGAAGGAAAGACTTGGTGGGAATATGAGATGCCCACTTATCAAGAACTACGTACTTTCAGTGAAGAGTTAGATAATGAAAAGCCTGATGTAGTTATAACCCATGATGGTCCAGCAAATATAGTTAAAGATATGTTGGGCATGAATTGGGATAGTGCTTTGTCTAGAGATTTACAAAATATTCTGGACAATAGCACCCATAAACCAAAGCATTGGTACTTTGGTCATTACCATAAATTTATACAAGAACAGAAAGAAGATACTTTATTTTCTTGTTGTGGTGCTCATGGTGAAGCATTTATAAGGAGTTAAGATGGTAAATTTATTACTTAAGAACGGCTACAGGGTATCCATTCAACAATCGGATACTCATTATTGTGATGAGGATACATGTGAAATTCTTATCAAAAATAAAGAAGGTCAAAGTTTAGAAGACGTAATTACATATGTTACGGCTTCTAGTCTAGCAGAAATAATAAAGTTAATCGAAAACGAAGAATGGATACCAGAAATAATAAAGTTAATTAATATAGGATATTCATTCAAAGAAGATAGCTCCATGAACATGAGTGATTGGGGAAAGTTAATACAGAATAAGCAATATGTTCCGCTATAAAGAGGATAAAGTCATGGCATTATGTGCAAAGTGTTATATAAATCTGGAGATACCAGATTTGTATAATGAGGAGATTAAGAAAGAAAGACCACCTAAGAGCAACTCTTTCAACAACATTAAGTGCAGACTTTGCAAAGAGTTTGCAGTTATAAAAGAAAGACTATATGACAGATGACCATTGAAAG